TCGGAATGTTGATGAGGGCCTGCCGCCCGCGCGGGTGGACAATCATTTCCCAGCCGGGGTTAAGCCCATAGGTCGAGAAGTCATCAATGATGCCTTGGTCAATGTTGGCGGTGATAGCCAACCGCTCCGCAGACGAGCCGCCGCCGCCCAGCAACTGCTTGAGCGAAATCACGCCGCGCTCAGTCAAAAGAGCTGCGTCGGCGTCGATCCGCACCGTTGCTCGGTTGCCGATCGGCGGCGCGGCCATGTATCGACCGTCAATGCCCCAGCTCGTGGAGTCGGCCGGGTCGGTGCCGTGATACGTGACCACCTCGCCGGTTGAGGAAATGAAGCAGATCAGGTCCGCAGTGCCGCTGCCGCCGTCTCGCGATACCGTGGCGATGGTCTGCAGCTTGCCGCCCCGGCGGAACTTGTCGCCAAGCTCAAAGGCGGTCGCCGCTCCGGCGATGCTGGACGTGCCCAGATACCACGCCTTCGTGCTGCCGCTCTCCACAAACCAGAGGCGCGAGCCGTAAGAGGCTACGGCGATAAGGTTGGCGCTTGTGACGCCCGTGATGCTAGGTGTCGTCCAGCTAGAGCCGTCATAGTTGCGGCACGCATCCGCGCCGTTCACGCAGACAAGGAAATGCCCGCCAGAGGTCGTGAAGTTGACGTGCTGCCAATATCCGTTGGTGAGGCTGGACACCTCCGCCGCGCCCACCGCGCCCGTTGCGGTTACGTCGTAAATCTCGCTCGGCGTCGCACCGAACAGCTTGCGCGAAGAAGGCCCCGCCCACTCCATGAGCGAGCGAACCGGCCCGCCAAGGCCCGTGGCGTGGCTCACGTGCCCGCCCCTCACCCGGCCGGGTGTTGCGGGAAACCAGTTGTCGAGGATCAGCGCCTCGTCCGCCCGCATTTCCGACAAGCCCTTGCTGAGCTGCAAACCACGCGACGGAAACGGGATCGAGCCCTGCCCGACCTTGGGCTGTGTGCGGCTTCCTTGGCGCTTGCGGAGCAGCATCAGAGGTTCCAAGAACCGTCAGGGGTGGTGAAGCCGTAGGCCATCCGCTCGCCGCCCATGTTGAGGATCTTGCGCGGCTGGTCGGCGGCAAGCGCCTGGTTTACCTCGAACAGGTACTTCTCATAGTCGGCTTCCCAATCCAGCGTCTTGGCCTGCTTGTAGCGCCAGACGAGGCCCATCAGCATCAGGCGCTCGCTCAGAACGCCCGTGTCCGTGTCGGCCGCCCACGCCTCCTGCCCGGTGCCGCCGCTCGACTGGCACCAGTTCTTGGAGCGGTATTCATAGGCGATGGTCTGCCCGGCAACCGGCGTCGGCGCCATCAGCCAGGACGTGCCGCGCAGGCAGAACGTATCTGTGATGGGGAACGTCGTCGTGGCCTTCCACTTCTGCCACGTCTCGGGATCAACCGGGCCGTAGATGCGCTCGCGGCGGCTGCGGTTCCAGAAGGTCTGGTCAATGAACGCGCCCAGATCGGTCGGGATTGGTGTGTCGGTCTGCGTCTCGGCGGCAACCGTGGTGAAGGTCTTTTCCTTGCGCAGGACGCGCCAGTCGCCAAAGCGGGCAAGCTGGTCGCCCTCTTCCTGGGCGAACTCCAGAAGCTGCAGCGTGCCCGCGTCCGTCGCGGCGACGACCACAGACGGCCTTGCCACGCCCACCCGGACGGCAGCCTTCTGGATGAGGGTTAGCAGGCTCATTTCTGCCACCGCTCATTGAACGCACCGCGCCACTGTTCGGGCAAATAGCGCGGGTCCTGCATGGGGTCGTACTCCGGCGGGATCGTGCCCGGCGCGGGCTCAGGTCCACCCCACCCCTGCCCGCCTGCCTGCATGGGCGGCGGCGGCTGCGGCTGCATCTGTGGCGGCATCGCGGGCGTCGCGGCGGCCTGCTGCGGGGGCTGCATGTAGCGGTCCATCGGGAGCGACCCGCCGGGCTGCTCGAATGGCGGCAGGCTCATGTCGTTCTTGAGCCCGGCATAGGGCGGCAGGAAATCGTAGGGACTGCCGGTATTCAGTGGCGGAAGCTTCATAGGCGGCAGATAGGCCGAAGAACCGCCCGGAGCGGCAAAGTTCGGCATGTTGGAGGCCGGCACTGTGGCACCGGCCGCAGCGTTCGGCATGGCCGACATGTTCGGATTCGCGCCCGCAGCGAAGTTCGGCATGGGCGAGGAATTGGCAGGGACGCCCGCAATCAGACGGGCCAGCCTCTTGCGGGGTGTCTCATCCATCACGCAGCCTTTCGGGGCTTGATTGCGGTCTTGCCCTGTGCGGCCATCAGGCCGTCGATGGTCATGCGCGCCTCTTCCAACTGCGCCGCCATGGCCTTGATCTGGTCCTCCAGCGTGGTTACGCGAGCGGCGCTCTCGCTGTCGGCCTTGTTGGCGAGAAACGCCTTGGCGGCCTTCTGAAGCTCGGCAAAGCCCATGCCGTACTTCTCGCGGATGGAGTCGGTGGCGCTGGCGAAGTCCTCCACGGAGCGGAGCCCGAGGTTCTTGGCCTGCTTGAGCTGCCCCTTGGTCAGGGCGGGCCACGCCTCCAGGGGATGACCGTCTGTGGTGATCGTGTTGGTCGCCTTCCAGCGATCGTAGATCGGCCGAATGTGCTCCCAGAGCGTCGGGTCGTCCTTCTGAAGCCGGGACACGTCCCACGGCTGCTGATAGTTCGGGGCGCCCTTCTTGCCCAGGATAATGCGGTCGAAGGGCACCAGCCCGCCCTGCCCGTCCGGCTTGTGGTCCGTCTCGATGTCGAGAACGAACACGGCAAACTTCTCGCGGTCTTCCGGCTTGGCGTCGAACATCAGGCGGCTTCCTTCTGTTGCATCAGTGCGCGGGCGCGAGCGAGCGCGCCGATGTATTCGGGGGTCGGCGGGCTGCGGTCGCCCTGCCGCGCCTCAAGGTCGGCCGCGTCGAAACGGGCGTTTTTCGCCACGTCGAGAGCGTCCAAATCCTGCACGGGAGGCCATCCAAGGCGCTCGGCAATCAGGCGTGCAGCTTCCCTGCGCTCGTCACGGCGCGACCAGAAGAAATCGTCCCAGAACTGCAGATCGCGCATGCGGTGCGTGCCCGGCGCGCGGTCGTCCAGCCAAGCCTCGATGGGCAGGCAATGCAGGCTGCCGGTGGCGTAGCGCCACACCTCAATCAACCACACGTCGTCGTACCAGTACGGGAAATAGTCAGTGAACAGGCGCCCAGCGGCGGCCCTCCACTTCTCGGAAATCACGGGGAATGCGGCATTGTTTGTGCAGCGCCACCACCAGACGCCATCCGGCTTGGCGCGCCACGCTTGGGCGACGGCGTCGTCCCATCCGTCCGTCTTGACCACGCCGTCGTCGCCTAGCGTGCAATAGACATCGCCCGGCAGATGCTCGGCCAGCTTGTTGACCAGCCCGCCCAGCGACGGGGGCCGGGGGCCAACGTAGGGAAACACCGGAAGCCCGCTTGCACGAAGCGCCAGCGCCATGGCGATGGTGTCGCCGTCGTCTGCATCGCAGCCGATGGCAAAGCGCAGGGTATGCTTGCCAGACGCTTTGGCCGAAACCGCCTGGACGAACGTCGCCAGTCGCGCGGGCCGCCCCCGGCTGGGGATCAGGACCGAGATATTCACGGGCTGGGCTGGATCGGCCATCGTTTCTCCAAGGAAAAAGACGGGAGGAGCCGAAACCCCTCCCGCTACGCTTACAGAGTGCGGCCGACTGCCGGGAAGTTGAGCACTCCCGCCTTGGCCGACGCGACGCTGACAGACGCCGCCGTGGTGACGATGCCGTCAGCCACGATCAGAGACGCCGTGGTGGCGTCGTCGAGCGAACCGCCGGTAGCGGTGGTGGTCAGTTCGACGTTCGGAGCGCAGGACGCCAGCACGTTGAGCGTGCAGGGGCCGTAGATCTGCAGCCAGCCGTACTCGTTGTCGGCAAAGGCCACAGCCGCCACGCCGAGCAGGTCGCCGCGTGCGTCGTTGGACGTGCTGACCGGCGCGACGGTCGTGTAGTACGTCTCGTCGTAGGTGACGACATCGTACTGCGCGATGGAGGCCGAAGCCTGGACGTAAACCCAGACCTTGCCGTCGTGGTCGGTGTGACGATCGCCAAGGCCGAACTCGGCCGTGGTGGTCGTGGCGGCGGTATTTGCGCCGATGAGAGCAGACATGTTGTGATCTCCTTTCCGTTACGCGGCGTCGATGAAAACGCCCTGCAGCGAACGATTGCTGCAGACGAGGTTGCCCATCCAAAGGAGGGGGATGACCACGGCGTCCTGGTTGACGCTCATCTTGTCGTCCATCTGGCTCCAATCGGCGTCCTTGTGGACGACCATTTCGAGGTAGTCCGTGTTCAGGAAGTACATCTTCTCGGCCGTGGTCGAGAAGTTGCTGTTGCTGTCGAACACCACGTCGGCGGTGTTGTACTTGAGCTCGGGGAAGCCGGCCTCGGCCTTGTCCGCCGACGCGAAGCGCTGGAGGTCCTGCAGCGACTCCCAATAGTACGAGTAGAAGTCGTGCGAGCTGACGATCAGGTCCGGCTTGTCCGTGCCGCGAACGCAGCGCAGCCAAAGGGTGTTCATGTACCCCTTGATGTTCGACTTGCTGACGGCGTTGGACGACGGCGCCTCGTAGAACTGGTTCTGCCAGAAGGCGTAGGTGCCGGCGACGATGCCGCCGACCGTGCCCGTGCCGTCATTCGTGACGATATGGGCGAGGCCGCCCATCTGGTTCGTCAGAGCGCCGGACGAGTAGAGGTCGATCGACTGGTAGTTCGCCGCGGTGCGGATCGCGTTCTTGAGACGCGCCTTGGCCAGGTCGACGATGCGGTTGCCGCCCGAGTTCATGCGGAGCTGCTGGCCGGACGCCGTCACGTGGATGGCCGCCTGGGTCCAGTCGAACTTGGCAGCGCTCAGCACGTCGGACGCCGACACGTTGAGAGTGTCAAAGCCGCTGAAGCGCTGATAGGTGCCGTTTTCCGCGTAATCGAGCGGGCGCACGATCTCGTAGCCGCCGTCGATCTTCTTGATGTTGCCGCGCTTCTTCATGCGCCGCAGGAGGGCGTTGTGATCGCTCACGTTGTCGGTGATTTCCGACGGATGCTCACGGAGCGTCGTGGTGACGATCTCCGTGAAAGTGCTGTTCGGGGATGCCATTTAGTGGGCCTTTCGCTATGCGCGCGCCCTGATGTCCGCAGCCACGTGATCCATCGTGTCCCAGATCGACTTGCCCTTGAGGGGCGCCGTCGGCGTGGAGCCGGGACGCCTTGCCAGGGGACTGATCTTCGCGTCCTTCGCGGCCTTGGCCTTGGCTTCTTCGGTGGCCTTCTTTTCGGCCTCCGCTTTTGCCTCGGTGTCCCGCTTGGCCCGGATCTCCGGGTCTGCGTTGATCGCCATGTCGTAGGCGTCTTCAAGGCCCTTGGCGGCGCCCGAGCGGATCAGCTTGTCCATCATGTCCACGGCCTCTTGGAAGTAAGGCCGGTCTTTTGCGAACTGCTCAATCTGCTGGTTTGCCGCGCTGAGTCGGGCGCTCTCGTCTGCCTTCTCCCTTTCGGAGAGTCTGGTTTCGAGTTCGTGGATTTTGGAATGCAGGGCGCTAGAGGGGTCCGGTTGCCCGGTCACTGCCTGTCGAAGATCGATGCCGTAGAGCCTTGCGACTTCCTGGATGCCCCTGAGCGGGTCAGACGCCAGCATCTGATCCGCTGCCGCCAACCGCCTGACATACTCGTGCGGTGGGGCCTGGACTTGCTGCAGGCGAGCCTGAAACGGTGCAAGGGCCTCTTCGAAGCTGGATAGGGCCTTGATCCTCTGCCCGTCCGTCGTGATCTTCTCGTGCGCCTCGTTTTCCCGGCGGGCAATACCTGCCTGCACCTCGGGTGAAAACGTAGCCCACGCCTTCTTCACGTCGTCTGGCAATGACTGCGGCGCTTCGATGGCCGGCTTAGCCGGTTCTGGCGCTGCAAGCTCGGGCTTGCCAGGAACCTCGATGCCCTCGGGAGCGCTGGGCGCTGCGACCTTGGACTGAAACCTACCATCCGGACCTTTGACCGGCTCGCGCTCTTCAAGCTCGCGGGCCACACGGTCCATCGTCTCTTCGAACGTCGGCGCGGGGGTCTCGACAACCGGCGTTTCGGCTGCGGCTACCTCGGTCGTGACGTTCTCAATCTCGTCGCTCATTCTATCACCGGGTAAGGGGTTAGGCAATCGTCTTGGCGATGCGCTCGGGAACGGCGGACTTGTCGAGGCGGTGGTAGACGCCCTCTTCCAACTGCGGCTTTTCACGCGGGTTGTGGTCGCGTCGCGCCTGGTCCGCCCGCTTCTTGCTGTTGTAGGTCGGGGTGAATTCGCCCGGATCGACCTCTCGGACGTTGTGCCGTTTCATCTCCTCGCGGCGCTCGCTGCGGCTGGTGATCTCCTTGCCGGACAGGGGCGACTTGTAGGTCACATCTTTCACCACCACGGGGGAGCAGACGCGGTCGGGAGCCTGCATGGGCTCGCCTGTGGCCTTGTCGATCCACATGCCATCAGGGGCCATGCGATAGCGGCTCATTTCCCCGCCTCCGGCTTCTTCGCCGCCGCCTGCTTGGCCTTCAGGGCTTCCATGCTGATGGCGTGATTGCGGACGGTATGCTCACCCATCATTTCCTGCTCGGCGGCCTTGATCTGGTACTTCCCGACCATTTGCTGTTGTTCCAGGCCGGCTTTGATTTGGTCTGCCTCGATTTCGCGCGCCAACTTGCGCTCCTCAAGCGCGGCTTTCTGCTGGTCGCGCTGGTCCTCGCGGTCAATCTTCTGCATCTCCATGCCGTGCTTACGCTCGTCACGGACCATGTCTTGCTGTGTCTTCTGTTGGACGGCAGCGGCCTTGGCTGCCTCAGCCTCGGCTTTGGGGTCAGGCGGCGGCGGGGCCGGCGGCTGCTTGGCTTGGTCCTCCAGGAACTTCACCCACTCGTCCATGGTGGTCTCAGCCTCGCGGCCCAGCTTGAAGTTGCGTGCAAAGGACGAGAGCAGCTTGACTGCGATCGGGCCGGGCATCATGCCAGCCTCTACCGCAGGGCCGACGGACTGGATGAACGTGCCAAAGCCGGTCACGAAGCCCGATACGTTCTCCTGTGCCCGCGCAAGGTCGGCGCGGATGGTCGAATCCGTCTCGATCTCGATCACGAACTCGCGCCGCAGGTCTCCGCCCTTGAGCAACTCAATTTGCGGGGGCGTCAACTGCACGCCCGTCATGGCTGTGATCTCTTCCGGCTCCATGATCTCGGCAATCAGGTCCGCCATCATGCGGTAGAGGTCGCGGGCGTAACGCTGGACGCTGGCCTGTGCCTCCTGCAGCCGCAAGGAGCCCCATTGCGCCTTGATCTGCTGGGCCGTGGCAGTCTCGCTGGCTTGCGTCGAGCCCCGGAGGATGTCGGCAACGCCGGTCAGTTCGTAAAGCTGGTTCTTGGCCTGCTCACGGGCAACGTAGAGCGTTTCCACCAGCTTGGCAGCATCGGCCACCGGCATCATCCAGACGGCCTTCTCGATGCCGCCCTGCTGCATGGAGCGGGCCGGGTCGTCGGCCGCCGCAAGCTGGCCGTCCTCCAGCCCTTCCAGTTTCTCGACCAGCCCGGAGAAGACGCCGTCGTAAAGGCCGCGCCACTTCATGACCTTGACGATCTTGGCGATGCGCTCGGTGAGCGTGTCCACCTCGTCGGCCAGCGGCTTCCAGATGGTGAACTCGCAGACCGGGACCAAGTTGTCGCTGGTCTTCACGGCGTACAGCGGCTCGGGCACGCAGAAAAAATCCCGCAAGCCGTAGCCGTCCTCATTCACTAGGAGCGGGCCGTCCTTGAACGACTCGGCAATGAATATCTGCTTGCCGGTGACCTTGTCCCAGATCTCCCAGACGATCGCCCGCTTGAACATCTCCGGCGGGTCTTCGCTGTTGTCGCCGGTCTTAACCTCCATGAGGGTAGCGTCGAGGGTGACTTCGCGCCCGTACTTGGGGCTCAACTCAAGCAGTTCGTCGCGCGTGTAGCGGTGCCGGAAGGCAATCCACGGCACATCCCGCCACATCTTTGCCGGGCCGCGCCTGAAGTCGTCCCAAACCACAGGCTCGCACTCAATGCGCTTGGAGCCGTTCGGCCCCCTCACGATCCGCACGCGGGTCACGCCACGGCCGGCGAGCTGACGGTCCTTTACCGCGGCTTCCATGCAGGCGTTGAAGTCGTACAGTTCCGCCTGGATCGAGATAGCCCGCTCCAGCGCCATAGACACGTTCTTGCCGTCCGGGTCGTTATCTCCAAAGCGGCGGCGCACGTCCGGCACCGGCTCGCTGTTGTAGAGCGCGGGCACCGTCGTCTGCGTGTTGGCGAACAGGATGTTGAACTGGTTGGGCTTGCTGGACCGATAACGCCGGATGGTCTTGTCGGCATCCTCGCGCCACGACTTCTCGTCCTTGCCCGCCATGTCGATGGCCGACATCCAGTTCTTTGTAAACTCGGTCGGAGAGCCCGCAAACTCGCGCTGGGTCTCGATCGTTGCCGAGCCCTGTACTTCTGCCTCGCTCATTGCGCCTCCAGCCTGCGACGGCGCTTGCGCTCGACCATTTCGCGGAATGTCAGGTTGCTTGTGATCGTGCCGTCCGGTTGGCCGATGTAGACTTCGGCCTTGGGCTTCGGTGTGGGCACGGCGGCCCTCAGAACACGCCAGCCGATGGCGAGATAACGGAAGGCGTCGGCCGGATTGGACGCCCAATTGTGGAGCGGCCGGGGCTTGAAGACCTTGCGCTCCTCATCGAACTCGGCGCGGTACTGCTTCAGGCCCTCGATACCAAGAGCGCATCGCACGCGGTCGAAACGGCACTGCGGGATGGTCAGGCGCGCGGCCTGTATGCCGTCCATCAGGCCGTGAGCGGGCACCAGGTCTGGCTTGAGGCCCAACCGCGTAATTGTCTCAACGCGCGTGCGGCCCGTGCCCCATTCCGTGACCTTGGCGTCGCGCGGCACCATTGCGAAGCCGAGCTGATAGCCACCCTCATCTGCGCGCTGGTTCAACACGTCCACGTAGTGCTCAGCGCCGACGCCCGATGCCTCGTAGAAGTCGACCACGTTGATTCCGCCGGCCATCACCTGAAAGAACCAGATGGCCGTCGTGTCCTTCACGCCCAGATCCCACGCCGTATATACGGGCAGGCTAGGGTCAACGGGCACGTCGCAAATGCGGCCCTCGCGGTCCGCCTGCGCCATCTCCTTGCCCCAGAATGCGCCTTGGATGGCCGCCTCAAACGAGCATTCAAACTCCTGCTCGTACTGCTCTGGCGTCATCATCTTGCGGGCAGCTTCAAGCTCCTCTGCCGCCACAAGGCCAGTTTCGGAGGCGCGAAGAAGCACGCCGTACCAGTCGTTGTCGTTCTGAGCTAAATGCCAGTAGTCGTAGAAGTCGTTGTGCCCTCGGGGCGTTCCGATGATGGTGAGGCTGCCACGGCGATCTGAAAGCGCCGGGCGGATAATCTCCGGCAGAACGCGCGGTCGCATGTCGGCAAACTCGTCAAGGACGCAGTCATCAAGATAAATGCCGCGCATTCCATCGGGGTTGTCTGCTCCGTAGAGCCGGACGCGCCCACCATTGGGCAGGTCCACGCGGAGTTCGGACTCATTGGCCTCAGCCCCCGGAATGACCTGGGTAAACTGCTTCACGTAGGCCCACGCCACGTCTTTGGCCTGCTTGTAGAGCGGCGCAACGTAGGCGCAGCGCGGGTTGGGCTTGTCGCAGGTGAGCGCCGACCGGATAAGCTGGTTCACGGTCGCCACGGTCTTGCCGGCCCGGCGATGGGCCACAATCACACGCCAGCGCTTGCTGCTCTCATGGAACGGCAGAAAGGCCCGGCGCGGGCTGTAGGGGATGGTTATTCGCTGGGCTGCAGCCATGAGATCGCCATTGCGATGGGGCCGCCGCCCTCACCCGTGACAGCCTGGGGCACTTTGCCGTGCCCGCGATCCAGCAACTCTTTGATCGCTGCCACACGCGCTGCATCACTGTCGCTGCCACGCATAATGACCGCAAGTTCTTCCACGGCCTCAGTTGTGTAGACCTGCGCCAAAGCCTTAATGTCAGCAGTGGCCTTGTTGGGCGTGCCTTTCTTCCGGCCGCCGGTTTTCCTTCCGGCCGCCATCTAAACCGGTCTACTTTCGACGGGGCCGGGCATGCAGTAGGGAATACCCTTACCCAAAATCCCCGCCGCCCATTCACGCCCCCGGCGGGTCAGTATCTCCGCAAATCTCTCTCCCATCGCCTTGGCAAACGACACCGGGACCGGGTGCCATTGCTGGCCAAACCACATTCGGGACGCGGCAGTAAAGCTATTGGTCTTTAGGCCGATTTGCGCGAGGATTGGCAGCAACGTCCTGTCGCGATATGCCTCTGCGTCAAAGCCAGCCCCGGGCGTCCAGTTTGTGAGGTTGTTGGGGCCGATCTCGGCAATGCGTGCTGATTCCGCAGAGTAGGCTTCTGCCTCATCATCAAATCTGGCGAGAATGCGCTTCTCAACCGTTAGGTCGTGCGCCCATATCTCTTTGATGCGGTCGAAACGACCCAGTTCCGCGCCAGCCTTAGCGTCTTTCTCGTGCTGATGGACGCGCTTACCCGAGCCCTTCCCGACATAGAACGGGCGGCCGTCGCGTGGGTCGATCAGCTCATAAACGTAGTATTTGGCTGGCAACCGCTAACCCTTTAAGGAGTAACGGTTTCCCATATGCGTTAGTTGTGATTTAGAAAGTCAAGCGGATTGTGCGGCTCTCTCTTTGGCCCACTGCAGCACGCGGTTAGTCCGCAGAACCTGCTCTA